AGTTTTTATAGTTGAAAATTTCAAAGTAATAAGCTATAATAAGTATGAATTTCCAACGATCGAGGATTTGCAATGACATATGACCCAAAGAGTTTTACTTGGGGGTTTGAGATGGAAGTGGGAGATGTGGATCGCCGCCTTCCACTTCCAGAACATTTAGGTAAATGGGAGTTTTCAGAAACAGATGTTGTTAATTTAAATCCACCTTATCGTGGTATTGCTTGTGACCCACTTGGTATTGAACCACCATTCGGAGGAGAAATAAATGTTAGACCAACGAAAACTTGGCCAGAACAGGTTGATCGTATTTTTGAAATCCTTGATTTTTATAAGCGAAATAATTGTTCTCCTACTAGCAACTGTATCTCTCATAATCACATTCATGTTTTCGTTCCCGGTCTTCGAGAAGATATTGCAGGGTTAAAAAGACTTGTAGCATATATCCGTGATAATCAACATGTTGTAGTTGATCGTATTCATGCGTTTAGATTGCATCCGGATATGGCCTCCACAAAAACAGCAAAGACTTATCTAAAGTTAGATTGTGGTCGATTAATGCCAGATTATATGTCTGCTAACATTATTAATTTAGCAACAGATTTTGAACACTTTATCAAGCTACATGCTGCTGGTAAAGATGGCGTATCAATGGGTCGCCCATTCCGTTATGCTATTAATACATATTGTATGAAGCACACAGGAACTATTGAGTTCCGTTGTTTCCGTAATTCTTTTGATCGTAGAGAGTTAGAAGATTCTTTTAGATTTGTTGAAGCGTTTATAGATGCTGCGCTTAATAATGGCCCAGATGTTCTGCAAATTCTTCTTGAGGGCGATTATAAATTTCCTGAACTAAAATATGATCACGAGATTTATACGTCATGGGAGAAAACAAAATATGGAAAAGAGCGAGGAAAGAAAGCTCGAGAGTTTATCGCAGTTTAAAAAGGTTACAAGAGAACAATTTGTAGCAAGCATTAGCGATCGTAAAGAAGATAAGTTTGCCAAGACATTTGTTGCTAAATGCGACATGTTGAATAAGTGGGACGAAGTTGTTGGGCTCTGGGAAGGCGATGACCTTGCCGGAGCCATTCTCACAACTATTTCAAAACGTAAACCTTATACGGCTAACCTTCAATTGCTTCACACTTTTTATGCGCACAGAAACAAAGGTGTTGCTAGAAAATTGTGCAATGAATCTTTGTATTATGCTTTCTATTCGAGTGCGGATTATTTTCGAGTTTCTTCGGAAATTCCTGCTATACCATTCTACAAAAAGCTAGGCATACAATTCGTAGGTAAACAAAAAAGTGGATGTCTATTGGCTATGTTTCGAGTAAACTCTTCGGAGTTTGAGAAAATTGATTACTCTCTGGATGATGTGATATATAAGGCTGCAACCAAAAAAGGAAAAGGAGGTTGCGTAGAACTCTTCCTCGAATATAAAGGGCTTGACATTTTCTCAGAGTAGTGGTAATATATGTTTATTGAGAATAGTTCTCAATCTAGTAATGAAGTACTATCCCGCACTAAGAGGAGTATTATCATGCAAAATTCAGTTCAGGTTTATGGTCAGCGTTGCAAGAAGAGTGGTAAGATTAACATTGGGTATAAATCCCCAAACGGTAAAGATTATTATAATTATATTACTTCGCTTAAGAACGAAGAATTTTGGAAAGACTATTCTAAGGGTCTAGTGGAAAAGACTCTTTTGTTCGAAGGCGCTGCTGATCAAGATAATGTGGCGCAAACTCTAGAATGGTTTGCTCTTGATTATGGTACTAAAGTTAACAAGGATATGTTTTACATTGAGCGTAATAACGCTCATTGCGTAGATCTTTCGTTGCTAACACCAAACATGAAAAAGATTGTCATAGATTATATTGAAGGTAGAGGAAACGGTATTGAAGGAAAGAAGACAACATCAACTGATGTTGAGTTGGTTGAACGTCTTTCACAGAATGTAAAGTATCTTACTGACCTTAAAGACTATGAGACTCTTTCTATCTTTGAGGTCGAACAGTTTGAACGTAATCAGGTAAGAACTGTTATTGTTGACCCTCATTCTGTTCGTGAGATTGTTACTCGAATGGAAGAGAATCCTTCCTTAGCAAGACAGGTGTTTAAGCCGATTGTTTGTGTCGTTAAGGATTGCGGCACGAAAATGATTGTCGATGGTAACACAAGGTTTGCTGCTGCCAAAAAGGCAAAGGGGTGGGATAGCGTTCCTGTTATTTTCATCCATGAATCAGAATTTGGTTCTAATGAATTGGAAAAGCAGAACAACTATGATTTGTTTGGTCTTTATGAAAACAGAGAATCTTTCGAGATCAAGAAGACAAACAGCAAAGAAGATTTGAAGCGTAATGTTATCAACTATCTTCTTAGCTTCAAGCTTGATTTTAATAAGAATGAAGACATAGAGAAGGCTCGCAAACTTATTTACGAGCGTTTTACTTCTGTTGCTGCAACAAAAAAGCAGCTATCTGGTGCTCTTCAGTCTATTTTGACAGACTTCAATAAAGATCAGGCAGAACTAAAATATCAGAAGAACTTGATCACATATGATGATGCTTATTTGACACGTTACACTGCAAATAAGTATGAAGTGAAGGGAATTGCTGCAATTTATACTCACGGCACCAAACTGAAATTTGGTGAAGCTATTGGATACGCTCTGCGACATATGCGATCAGAGAAGTTGAAGAAGGGTGCAATTGTAGTATACTATAAGAGCAAAGAAGAATACTCAGAATCTGTTGAAAAGGGCTGGGTGGAAAATCTCAAAGAAGTAATCAAATACTGCAATCTTCCATTGGAGCTAGATGTCTTACCCGTATTCGAAAAGTAAGCAAGACTTTATAAACTGGTATCGGTGGTCGCTTTCCATTAAGGATTGCGACCCCGCTATCTTTATGACCAATTACTTGTTCCGTAGGTTCGAGCATAACAGAGAACAAAAACTCTGGATTGCTTGGATCTACGGCACAACGTATTATTTTCCAACAACTTGGGTGATATGGAATGAGTTTCCAGACATGGAACTTGTTGGTCTTGATCGCCTGAAAGATTGGAACAATCATAATTATAAAAGACTACGTTATCAAACAGACACTAAGTGGAACAAGGGTCATTTGCCTGCACAGTTTGAATCTTACAAAAACTGGGTTGGTGATCGTTCTCAAATTGAAGCGTTTCGCCCGTTCCTTACTGGAACACCAAGAGAAAACTTTGATGCGCTATGGGACGAAGTTAAGACCAAGTTTCATAAGTTTGGTCGTTACTCAACTTGGTTTTATTTACAAACTCTTAAACAATGTTGTGGATTACCCATTGAACCAAGTAACCTAATGCTTGACGATTATTCAGGTTCACGTTCACATCGTAACGGTTTATGTCTTGCTCTTGGGTTAGATGAATGGTATGATCAAAAACTAAACGCAAAACAAATAAATTATCTTGACGGCCAAGCGTATTATATTCTAAAAGAAGTTCAGGAGGAATTTCCTGATACTGATTACTTTGATATGGAAACATGTCTCTGTTCTTTTAAAAAGTTATTCAGAGTTAAACATGGTCGTTACCTAAGTTATTATCTTGATCGTCAGGCAGAAGAAATTGCTCAATGCGAAAAGGATGGTTGGGATGGAATTGATTGGCAACCCATGTGGGATGCTCGTGTTGAGACCCTAAATAATAAACTATTGACTAATCAAATAAACAATAGTAAAATGGCTTTATATAGTGAGAATGGTATTCTAGATTGCACAGGTTTGTTTGTTGAACCTGAAGCTGTTGGTATTGAAAGGTTTACATAATGAAAGTGATTGCGATTGGTGGCGAACCAGGTGCTGGTAAGTCTACATTAATGAAAGAGATTATGAAGAAGTATCTGTTTCTAGAACAGTTTACTCAAGTCAAATTAGTTCCCTATCATCAGGCTGGTGGTCTTTATATTCTAGGTAAGTATGAAGAGGGTGAAACCTTTTCCGGTACAGACCGTATGTCTATGGCCGTTCAGCCAGAAGCAGTTAAATTCCTAGCAAGTTTAGATAAAGATGCGGTTGTTCTTTTCGAGGGCGACCGCCTTTTCACATCCTCCTTTCTTGAACATTGCGTAGAAAATTATGACACAGAGATCCTTTATTTGGAAACGGATAAAACTGTCCGTGAAGAAAGATATAAAGAACGTGGCAGTAACCAAAACGAAACGTGGCTTCAGGGCAGAGAAACTAAGATTGCAAATATTCTGTCAAACATGACGTTGATGTTTAACACTACTAAGATGAAAAACAATAATAAAGAAGATCAGCAAAAGATTATTGACTATATTATGGAGGTTATGACTTAATGACAAGATTAGATGGTGAAGGATGTGATATTCGAGAAACATGGGTTCCACTCACTAAGATTATTAATGATACAAGAATGAAAAATTCCACTGAACCTAAATATAAATACAAGGAAGACGAAATTATTCGTGACTTCCATGCCTATATTGATAAGACATATGGGCAGCATTATATGACTGAAGAGCAGAATATAGAATGTTTTGATGTGTGGCTCGCCCTCGGTGACTCAATGCCCACCTTCCGAAACACAGCTATCAAGTATCTTTGGCGCTATGGAAAAAAACATGGCAGCAATAAAGATGACTTGCTAAAAGTTCTTCATTATGTTATAATGATGTTGTATGCAGATCACTACAAGGATAAGAAATGAGAACTCTTGAAGAGTATGAAGAAGAAAAGAGAAATGTAAGAATGAATCATGGTACTGGTATTCAGTGTCCTGCGTGCGGCGATGAGTTGGTAGAATCACAGCCTAATATGATCTTGACTTCTCATCCTCCTCGAAAAGAAGTTCATTGTCAATCATGTAATTATAAAAATACTATTACAGCATAGAAAGGTATATTATGGAAATTAAGATTCCTATTGAAAAGTTGAGAGAGCGTGGTTTGTTTGTTGCTGCGCCTATGTATGGTGGACAATGCGCTGGTATGTTTGCTAAGTCTGCTTCAGATCTAGCATCTATTTGTACGCAGTATAATATTCCATTACAGTTTTATTATTTGTTTAATGAATCTCTAATTACTCGTGCACGTAATTATTGCTGTGATGAGTTCATGCGTTCTAACATGCAGCATCTAATGTTTATTGATTCTGACATTGGATTCAATCCTCAAGACGTTATTGCTCTTATGGCTCTTCAGGCCAATGAAGAAGAGAAGTATGACATTATTGGAGGTCCATATCCTAAGAAGTGTATCTCTTGGGAAAAGATTAAGCACGCTGTGGATAAGGGCGTTGCTGACGATGATCCAAATGTTCTTGAAAGATATGTTGGCGATTATGTGTTTAATCCAAAGGGTGGACAGCAATCTATTCCTGTCAATGAGCCAGTAGAGGTTCTTGAGATTGGAACAGGCTTTATGATGGTCTCGAAGAATGCCATGCAAAAGTTTTACGATCACTATAAAGACAAGTATAGTTATAAGCCTGATCACGTGCGCACAGAACATTTCGATGGCACTCGCGAGATCCTTATGTATTTCCAGGCAGAAATCGATCCAGTTTCTAAGCGTTATCTTTCAGAAGATTATTGGTTCTGTCAGAAGGCGCAGGACATTGGTCTACGCACATGGTTCTGTCCATGGATGAAGTTGCAGCACGTCGGAACTTATATCTTTGGTGGTTCGCTTGCTGATCTTGCTTCAATTGGTGTTTCTGCAACAGCAGACCCAGGAGCAATCAAATCAAAGAAAATGATGAAGTCAAAAAATAAGTGATAGGAGAAATATATTATGAAGATTGATACAGATACAGTTAATGTTTTGAAGAACTTTGCGAAGATCAATCCATCCATTGTTGTTCAGGAAGGCAATGTTCTTAAGACCATTTCGCCAACCAAGACAATCATGGCAAAGGCAAAGGTTAAGACCGACTTTGATAGACGATTTGCAATCTATAATCTCGATCGTTTCATTTCGATCGTTAGCACTTTCACTGATCCAGATTTTAAGTTTGGAGATAAGTCTGTTGACATTTCTGACAATAATCGTAAGACTCATTATGTGTATGCTGACGAAAGCACGGTAACAAAGGCTCCGGAAAGAGAAATCAATCTTCCTTCGGTTGATGTTACTTTTCGTTTGACTAATGATAATCTCAAGGATGTTGAGAAGGCAGCAGGCATTCTTGCTCTTCCTGAGATTGTTGTTATGGGTGATGGTAAGAACCTTTATCTACAGGCTGCTGATTCTAAGAATCCTTCTGGCGACATCTATTCTGTTCAGATTGGTGATACTGATAAGGCATTCAAGGCAATCTTTAAGGCTGAGAATATTAAGATCATTCCGGG